GTATAATAGTGAGTGTTATTGTGAGGAGTTGGCTGAGTTGTGTTGAAGTTGAAGGCGGAACGTATTACTGGCGACTTGGGCGTGGTTTTTCACTCTTGTTTCTGGTTTTTTGTTTTCGACACGCCGTGTGTTGTGTGTTTGTGTGTTGTGTGTTATACTGTTAAAAGGGAGGTTTATAATGTCACTGATTGAATCGCGTAGGAATGGTAAACACTTTATCGGCGGCGTTAAGGTGAGTTCGAGTAAAAAACGTGGTGGTCACCATAATAGGGGGGGTACTGTTGATGGTGATAGTATTTATGACTTTGTGAATCTGCGATACAGGGGTGATATTGAGCGGTTTCGACGTGGTGGTTGTTGTCGTAAGACTGATTAAAAGAATACCCCCAGAGTATTCTCTGGGGGTTGTCTTAATTGTTGACAGATTCTTTCATGATTTCGAGAATCTTATTGAGTTCTTCTTCGTTTAAGGGTTGGGTTACTTCGGTGTTGTTTTCCATGATATTACTCTCCTAGATCTACTGCTTGCTTAAGTCGTGTGTACCATGGTGCTTTTTTGGTTCCGAGCTTAAATGTCGGAATTGTGGTGCCGCACGCTTTGGCGACTTCACGTAGTGCTGTTACTTGGTCTGGATGGGTGAGCGAGTGTAGCTTGGAGCCGTCGAACCATACTAGGCGCGGTTCCTCGTTCGGTTGAATGATTGCTTGCATTGGGTTATCCTTGTCATAGGTTAGGACAATGTTTTTACGTTGTCCGAAAACATTATACCATGTTTTTTTGTCTCCGTAGAATTTGTCGAGGTCAAGGTTTTCGCCCCAGCCATTTAGGCGGCCTGTTCCCGAGTATTGACGAACAGTGCATGGCGTGTTGGGTTCATTCCATGGGTTTGCTTGGTATCCTGTGGGGTTGGTGTCTGCATATTGCGCTATCCACATTGGGTGCCCGAGGTGGTCAAAATATCCACGGTCAAATGCGCTACAGTATATCATGTTTTGGCGGCTGTAGGGGAGTCCGCTCATGAAAGCGGATACCCATTGAGTGTCATTGACGTGGTATCGGATATTGTAGTCTTGTTCCCAGTCGCACGCCATTGGATAGTATTGGGCGTAGTCTCCCAGTTGTCTTAGGAAAAACTCGCGTTCGGCGCTTGGGCTAGTGCCTTCTGCATAGTGGTAGAATGCTACAAGTTTGCCGGAGTTGATTGCCTGTTTTGCCTGTCGTTCCCAATCCGCGTTGACATGGCGTGTACCTTGTGTGACCTTGATGATAACAAAGTCACACGGTACTATGGCTAGGTTTATGCCCGTTTGATGGCTTGATATGTCGATTCCGTTGAGAGCCATAATCAATATTCCTCTCTGTCGTGGTCGGTGCTATTGTCGAGATTATTGTACCATACATTTAATGATTATTGTTATTGTCTGTCTTTCCGTTCTGGGCTTCACTGAAAACGTTCAGTACCTTGTTGCTTTTAAGTTCGGGGTTGATTTTAGTGCAGTTTTCCAGAATGGATGTGACTTCAATCAGACAAATGGATACTATCACCGGTATAACTAGGGGGAGATTGAACCCTAGCTCAAGCCATTGGGCTCCGTACTCTATGAGGGAGGCAGTACTTATTACTATGACGTACGCGAATTTGTGCCATAATCCGTTTCTCATTTTTTCGCTGTTCACTTGATTGTGCATAATCGCGTTTGCGACGCCGGTACCATAATCCATGATAATGAACGCGGCCGTGATTATAAGTGGTGCTATATAGTGTTGCATTGATTTGTCCTTTTCTTTTTTATTTTGTTGTGCTTGAAAGTTAAAAAAGCGAGCCTAATAACATACTAAATTCTGATTTTGTTTGCGGCGTCTCGAATCGAACACGCCCTACACGGTACGCCTCAATTAGTTTCTTGATGATATCATCTGATTTTTTCAACAATATGCACTTTTCGTCGACTAATCGATAGTCCAGCGTGTACCACTTTTGCTTCTTGGGTTGGCGGCGCGCTATCTGCCATACCGTCATGATTTTACTGTCGTTCAGAATTTGATAGACAGCAAACGCCCCGTATTCGCGTGTCTTTATCGACAAAACATATCCCGCGCCGCTGAGGTTGCTTATAAGCGTGTTGCTGTTGTCTCGGAACGTGTTGTTGATGGAATATGAGGCATAGTCCGCGTCGAACTTGCTGAGGAATTGACCAAACTTGCTTTTGGCGATTTTGGCGGAAAACCCGCCATAGTCAGCGAGTTCCACCACGATGAAAGAATCGCAGTACCGTTGATATTGAATCTTGTTCTCGACTTGCGGCGTGACGTTGATGTTAAATGCCGCAAAGTACGGGTTGGCCAGACTTACGGCGTTCGAACACAAGATAAGGCGCACGCGGTCGTGCCATCGGTCTACCGTGTTGTAAAATTCCTCCAACGCAGTAACCTCACCCCCTAGGTAGCGCATGGTGTCTGGAAAGACTTCGTCAAACAGTATGGTACGTACGCGCGGGTATGCCACTGACTTGACCTGTCCGGCTTGCGAGAGCGCTATAAAATAGCCGATGATATGCCACACTGACTTCTTTTTTCCGTTTTTATCGACTATAGCGTCTCTATCGTCGGCCCAATGACATTCCGCCTGGTTGCCGTTGACCCTAAAATCTAGTTCGGGATAACTGTCTGCGATATCGTTGAAAAACGTGCCCTTGTTTTTTTGTTCTTCGGCGGTACGGCGTAGATAGATAAACTGCCAACGTCGTTTCATCCAATCGTCTATCATGAGTTTTTTGCCGCCGTAGGTTTTGCCGAGACCGCGTGCGCCGATAATGAACATCCACGGCGCGTGATATGATAGCACGCGCGTGTAATCATAATAATCGTTCTCATTAAGAAACATCGTTTTATCATCCATAATCACAGTATATCACATGTGGATATGTGTATAATATTGTGGATAACTAAAAGTTCGGCGGGGCGCTAGTCCCATCCCAGACAACCAACAGATTATACACCGTCTGATATCGATTGGGATATTGCCCGAAAACGCCGTCATTAAGCAGATTGGCCAGCAACCCGTCCAACGTTGTCGCTTTTGGCAACACTTCCGCGTAAGCCGGGCCCTGATGATATGCCGACGCCCACAGTATCTGCATTTTGATGTCGTCATACACATGGTGATATCCGTTGTAGTCTGCCTCGAACTGGTTTCGTTGTCCCTGATGTGACTCGGGGCGTTGCGCCCATGTCTTGAACGCCGCCGATTCTATTGCCGTCAAGGGGCGCGTAAACACCCCGTCATCATCCATGAGCGACGCTATCTCGGGGCACGCTTTGGCAAACGTCTCATAGCCTGTTGGGTCGGCTTTCCTCATGGCGTTCAAAACGTCCAGTCGCCTGTCAAACGACCATTGCGCAATGCCAATTCCCTGCATGTTGGCTAACTCAACCGCATCCCATTGTAGTGAGCTTTCCACGGTGCCGATGCAGTAGAGAGCGTAACTGCTTTTGCCGTTGCCTACAGACGGCGTGGCCTGTCCGTTTGAATCGTTGGGGGCTTTCGCACTGCCTTTGGCGGTCCATGTCTGAGCTGTGGCCTTATAAAAAATCAGCGTACCCGCGCCACTGTCGTTGTCTCGATAATGGTAGATAAGATTATCCCCTTGTTGCTGTATCCACGCGTCACTGCTGGACGTGTTGCCCGGATTGTTTGAACCTGTATTGTTTGACCCGCTGTTATTGTCTCCCCCGTCCGGTTTTTTACGTGGATGCAGATATCCGATACATGATTTCTGCAATGGGAGTAGTTTATGAACGCTTGGCTCCGGGTTTTGGGTGAGCACGTCGATGGAGTCGCCTTGTATCCCGTCAACGACAATGGCCACGTGTGTTGACGGATAGTTGGGATAACAGACTTGCCATATGGCAACGTCGCCGGGCATAGGCTCCCACGTGTTGTCTTTTTTTTCGAAAATCTCCCCGACTCTTGCGCTCACTGGATGATTAGCGTACAATCCCCCTGCCCAACCTGTCGGGGTGACGCAATCCTGAACACTGCACCCGTATTCATCCATGCAATACTTGGCCCACAGGTCCCAACATTGGGGGCCCCAACTGCCGTCCATATCCCAAAAGTGGTTTTCGGTTTGCTTTACCCATGTTTTAAAGTCAACTGCCATGCCTTTGCTCCTGTTCTCGATATGATAACACCCCGCCATGAGGCGGGGTGTCGGAACGGTTAGAACCATGCTACAATGAGAAAACCTCTAATCGTGTGTTTTCCCGAAACCCAAGCGCCTTCGTTTGTTTTCGGGCGAACTGTCACCGAAGAGCGCGTAACGTTCCAGATTTCCCAAAAGTAAGCCTTCTCAGTGTCAGTATTGGCGTGACTCTGAGTCCATATCACAGTCGGGTCAGTGTCTGTCCCAGTTGGCTGGGTGAGTCTGACTGTGTAGAGGCCGTTATCTTCCGTCACTCCATTGACATTAATTCGCTGGATAAGGTTTTTGTCAAAAAACGTGCTTTCGATGGCGTCGACGCGTCCTACGGCGGTATCGAGGTCAACAGAACTGGCCTTGCTGCTAAGGTCGTTGTTAATAGCGCTGTGCGCGGCGTTTGCGGCGTTAACAGTCTCAAACGTGCTGTTGGCCTGAGTCCGCGTGTACACCTGGGACAAATCGGCTTTGCCTGTAAGCTGGGTTGTCACCTGTTGCACGTTTGCCGTATTATCCGAGAGCTCCTTTGCGAGAGCCGTCGCCTTGACTTCCGTATCAGCCCCCAGAGCTGTCAGATTTTTAATGGCTGAGTCGGCTTTGGAATTTGTCGCGTTGACCCGGTTTTTAAACCCGGTGGCTTCGGTCGTGTCGTTGACGCCCATCGCCGAAAGCATGGCCTTGTTTGCGTCCGCCGTGGCTTTCACGGTACCGACCTGAGTTACGGCATTGTTGGCGTTGGTGATGGCGGTTTGTGCGCTGTTCTTGTTTTCCGTCATTGCCGTATCGATTTTTGCCATGTCTCCCGTGTAGTCTCCGCGCCATGACGGTTTATCGGCGTCCCCGAACTGCGAGAGCCCGTAGTGTACTGTTTTATTGACACTGCTCATGATATCTATCTCCTTGTTGTTGGCAATTACTCTATTACGCTGTTTTTGGCTTGAAACGCACAATATTGTCAGAGTCGATGTATAGCCTATCAAAGTCACCCGCGGTGACGCCGAGAGCGGTATCGTCCGGGGGCGTCGTCGTTTTCGGCGCGTATCTGGCGTCGGATTGCGCTTTGGTGTACGCGTCAACATGCCCCCCGGACGCGGCGGCGTCGGCGTTTTTCTTCATCTGGGCGTCAATTGTCGCCATATCCGAGTTATAGTCGCGCAGAAAACTCGGTTTATCCCCCGCCGAGAACTGGGATAACGCATAATTGGCTGTTTTATTGGTGCTGGGCATTGTGTCATCCCTTCCTCGGGTCGAACTGGTCTACAGTGGGGTTGAGCGTCATAAAATTATCATCAACGTACTTTTTCGTCGCAAACGGTTCATATTGCGGTGTTTCCGGCTGAGTTGGCAACGTTGCCCAAAAATCCTCACGACCTGTAAAGTCTCCGAGGACTGGGTTTAGTTTGCGTGAGCCTTGTAGGTCATACCGTCGTGCCGGGGTTTCGAGCGTGTCATAATCCAGAGCGCTGATTTCCATAGTGTCGTAGTCCCGGGCGAACAGACCATAATAGCGCGTATTGTCGTACACGTCGCCCATAATCTGCAATGCGCTGGTGTCGTTGCCGTAGACCACGTTTGGGTATACGCCACTGCCTTGCGCCTCATTGATAAGCCGGATAAGTTCCACCCGCAATGACTCAAGTTCGGCGCTCATGGTATCCAGAGCGTTGTTCAGGGAATCGTCTACGCCCGATAGTGTTTTATTGACTTCATCAACCACGCCGTTAAATTCGCTCTGGAGTGTGTCCAGATTGCGTTTGACGCACTCAATGAGCTCCAGCGTGGTGATGCCGTCACGGTAAGTAAAAGGCACTGACGTGGGCACCGGTCTTGGGGCCAACCGAGGAATAATCGCATTATTATATATCATGCATTGCCTCCTTAATATATTGGACTGTCGCCAAAAATAGTATCATACGACCCCCAGACTTGCAGGAAGCACGGTTCGAGCGAGTGTATGACTTCCATATCCACGTTGATGATTGCGTTGCGATACTCGGCAATGAGGCTCATTGCGGACTGAGAGCGGCCCGACGTGTGGGACTTGGTGCTCCCGTCTGTAGCGTCGTGTTGCCACTCTGTGCTGGATGTGCTATGAGACTGGGAGGAGGAGTCTTGCGTGCTATGGCTACTGCCGTCCGTATCCGCTTGCGCTTGATTGGCATGAGTCGCGTATCGAGCAAAGTCACCTTGCACGCCGGTTGCGGGCACTTCCGAGTCGTAGGACTGGGACTTGGTACTGCTCGAACTGGTGCTATCCGAAGAACTTCGGGTTGCACTATCCTGAGAGGCGCTGGTTTTGCCGCTGGACTGGGCTACGGTATTGGACAGGCTTTCATTGGTCACTTCCATAGTGACCAATGGGTCATATTTCAGCGCCAGCGTCCTGTAACGTTCATTGAAATACGGCATAATCTGATTTAACGTCGTTCCCAAGTAAAACACAAACTGTTGCACGGTCTCTTGGCCGATTTCGCGCAACATGAAGTTCTGGCAGATTTTATCGTTCAACTCAGCCCTGTGGGCTTCGTCAAAAATCGGGTAATAATCGGAGGATAAATGCAGTTTATCATCAGTATTATAGCCCATGTCGATGACACTGCCCAGTGTGGCAGTGTATTCGGGGGGTACGCGCGTACCCCACTTGCTTAGGTCTTGTGTCATACCACACCACCTGTTCCGTTTCCAAGAGAGCCTGTCGAACCGATTGCCGTAGTGGTGTTGCCGCCGGATGGCGTATTGTCAATCGCGTTCGGCACACCAGAGCTTTGCGTATCCGCGTATTCCACCCATACGCCCAGGTTATACATCCTGTTAATCAGTCGTGCGCCTTCCTGTCGCGCCGTCAAAAAAGCGAGTCGAAACATGTCGGTCTTTTCGTTGGCCTGAGCAACCTCAGCGCCTATCAAACGTTCCTGTTTTTCCGTGCCGCTGGACTGAATGCCCAGATAACTCAACGCCTCATTGGTCACCTGTGTTTTTTGCTGGATGAATTTGTCCAACAAATAGGGCGTGGTGTTAGGCCATGGCTGGAACATGCTGGAAGGGTCGAGCGAGTCATAGCCGATGATAAACGATTGCCCGTCTTGCTGCTGGTGCAGAATGTTTTCCACCGTGAGCTTGGTACGCTGGTCGGCAGTGATAAACGTCGGCAGTTTCAACCCGTCCAAGTTGACTTGATACGCCTTGTCGATATCCGCCAAACGTCGGGCGTACATCCAGAGAATATCATTGAACGGCCACCGCGTGCGACTATCCCAGATGGGCACACACTCGTTGGCCGCCGAGAGAACCTTGTAATGATAGTTAACCCCGACTGGGGAAAACTCGGTTGGATTATTGTAGAGATTCAAGCGGCCTTGATAAGCCGCCTGAGTTGCCAAAAACGAACCGATACGCCTGTCGTAGAAAAACAGGCAGAGACTATAGTCCAGCAGACACGTCTCCATCCAACGTTCATCAACCGTGGGAGGCAACCCATGCCATTTGAACCGGTTCAACGCGAGTTCGCGCAGCAAGTGATAATACATATCATCAAGGGCGACGGCGCGCGTTTTAGCATAATTGCCACTGGGATGCACGCCGCCGCCCCTACGATTCTGATTTTTCCTCGACCTAGACATGTCTCCAGTATATCACTAGAACGAGAAGCCCGGCAATGGGTCGTTATCCGCCCAATCGGTCACTCCGATATCATCAGGGTCAGCCCATACAGTAGTGCCGGACTCGAACACGCCCTTAATGGTCTGCCGATACTGCTCGGGCAAGTCGCCTCGCACATAGCACTCTTGCATCTGCCAGTAGGAGAACTTGGTCATACATTCCAGCGATTGCGGCGGCGTGATGAAACGCTGGACAAAGTACCCGTAGCGCAACATGTACTCTCCGACGCTCCGCAGAGCTGAGGGTGCGCACGTCTTGAATCGCACCAGCACTCCGATAATGCCGTTGGCGAGATTGAATCCGTCTCCACCGATAGCACCGGACGTGGTAGGGGGCGTCAACTGCATCTGCTGGACCTGTGCGTTAACTCCGGCGATAGTGTTCTGATAGTCGCCAAACGCGGAACGTTGCGCGTAGTCCGCGTTCATGTCCGCCATGTTTTGGCCCAACTGGTTTGAAAGCGCCGTAGTCTGAGAGCCGTACGTGTTGGCCTGACTCGTCGTAGCCGCGTTAGTACTCAGAGAGTTGGCAGTGGAGAGTTGGGCGGCGGTATTGTTGATGATGCGGTTGGACTCGGTGTTGACGCCATTCATGACCGCACCACCCAGCGCGGATATCGCACCCCCGACGTTGCCCGAAGCGGCGTTACCCACCACTCCGACCACGCCGTTAGCCACGTTGTTCAGCTGTGCGAGGTCGGCTCGCTGATTGTTGATATATGACGTGTTGTCCAGTCCGGTGTTAAGTGCCGTCGCTTGAATTGCGTTATTGGCGTTGCGGTTGCCGATAGCGAGTTTGTTGGCTTGGGTATTGTACCGGTTTTGCACGGCCGTGGCCGCAAGAGACTGGCTAACGCCCATCTGCGCTTTTTGATATGTCCAGTCGGCGGACTGTTGGCTGTAGGAGCGAGTGTAGGCACTGTTTGCTATTGCCAACTGGGCACCATTGTTGACAATTACGAACTGGGGAAAGTTGCTGATGCCAAACGCGGCGTCCAACATTTCTCCGCTGTCGATAGGCAACCCATTGTTTTTATCAAGAGGAACAATCTCGCTTGCACCCGCCTCATTGTATCCAACCGGATAAAAGTTCAAGCGCGCGCCATTGGGCGCGTAATTATGAACCTCTCTGATAACCAGATTATCGCTTTGGATGTTTTCGGGCTTATAGGTGATATTAGTCCCGTTCAGGCAAGTGCATTCAACAGTGGAGTAGGGGTAGCACTTGAGTTTTTTAAGGTTTTTATAACGTTCAGGGATATTAAAGTTGTCGCGAAAATCATTAATGGTAATAATGTCCTCATATCTGCTGGGCGCGTTTGTGGCCGACTGGGGGAAACGGTAGATACGATTGTTTAACTCCGAGGGGAGTGTTTTCCCAAAAAGCTTATCTACGACATAGCCGGACTTCTTGAGAAAGTCATCGTCTAAAGAGGGGATCATGTACATGCACACAATACCCTGTGTTATCCACGAAAAAGTAGACCCCACTCCCATAAACACTTGGATGGCCTGAATGTCCTTAAAGTACAGTATCTCGGCCCCGTTTGCCATGTTCTCGAAGAGAGAGCCGCCCGCAGTAGTGAGAGACGGTTTTTCCTGACTGCCCGCGTCCGCTGACAAATCTACCGTGCTCACGACTATTACGCCGTAGTTCAGGTTTTTCCCGTCCATGCCGACAAGAGACTTGTATTGTTGGTTTACCGTCACCATTTCACTACCGGTGTCCAGCCCCTCGGGTAGCGCGAGATAACTACGGCCATAATCCCTCATCTGGTTTTCGTTGGCAATGCCGATGTGACCGCGAACCACGTAGCACGACCCAAACCTAAGTCGATGCTGAAACGACTGCCAAACGTCCAACTGTACAGTGAGCTGAGTGGTGTACGCACTGATGTAGTCCACGTGGTTGATGAAATAATACCAATATCGAGGAGCCTCCAAATCGGAGTAATCGTTATGAACCACAACATAGTTGTAGTTAGACGCCTCGTTAAACGGTAGTTCGACGCGCACGGGCTGCCCAAACACATGCATGACTCCATGCACCCCACTGACGCCGGGCTGTCGGTCAAACCACTCCTGCTGTTTCTGCGGCGACTCGAACCGTGCTAGGTCGCGGTAACTGCTATCCCACGGCACGTTACAGAGTTTCAACGACGTGTTCGGTGTCCATTGAGCCCAGTTAAACGTCGCCTCGACGTTAGGGTTGATATCTCTTAGCACAACTACCTCTTTTCGTCATAAAAATAAGGGAGTGTTTCACGTGAAACACTCCCTTTTATTATATCGCAGGTTAGGCGACTGTCACAGTGCCCTGACCGCTGACGCCGAACAGCGCGGCGGTCAGTTTGACAGAACCGGCGGCCACGCCGGTGACTAGGCCGGTATTATCCACTGTTGCCGTCGCAGTGGCGGCGCTAGTCCACGCGGCCTGCTTGGTCACGTCGATTTTACGGCCGTCAATCATCACGGCAGTGGCGTGCGCTTGACCTGTCTTACCAACCTCGACCGAAACGGCGTCAACAGTAATGGACGCAACAATACTCGGACTGAACCCGATAACACCGTCTCCAACCACGGGCACGTCAAGGGACGCGCTCACCGTGTTCGGGACTTCGGGGGTAGCCGGGTTGATGTAATCGGCAGTCGCCTGCACCGGAACGACGGTGTTGGCCTCATCGATACCGACCACCAATACACCCGTCGGGCTGATATACGTCCATTCTGAGAGCTTCTTGTCGGTCGCGCCGATAGAATACTTGACGGCACCGGAACGCCATGACGCCTGACCGTCATTGGTAATGGTGGTATCAGCCTCGACCTGTACCGCGCCACCACGTGTCACGTTCTCCGGCGTGGTTACACCCTCACCATAGGCGGAAAGCTTCAGCGCGAACTTCGGCGTGGTCGCGGCGGTGCCGACCGGAAGTACGACGTTATCCGTAGAACCGGCGCCGTTCCAGAACAGCACGGCCGGGGCGAAACCCGACACCGAGATAATTCGTTGCATATGCAAAAAATTGTTAACGCTGTTGATATTGACGGGGTTGGTCTGCTGAGTCATCTCCTCGACAACCGGTATGTCAATGAGGAATTTGTCCGTCGTGAGAATCGCCTGAACACCGTCGATGCCGAATCTGTCCTCGGGCACGACAATAATACGGTCGATAGTCGGCTCTGCGTCGGTACGATGGAACACGGTAGCGAGACCCTGAACGTCCAAAGCCGACTTGACCTCGGGAGAACAAAACAGCACTAACTCGTCGGGCTTGGCAAACGTGGGCATGTGACGCGCGTTATACCGGGTTGAGACGAACTTGAGACTGTCGGCCCACGCGCGAATCTGCCGCAACAATCCGCGCGCCTCATCCTGAGTACTGGTCATTTTGTTCAGGTCGGCGTCCATGTGGACACGCCAATAACCGCCCAGTCGCGCGTACTGCGTAAACATGTGGCACAGCGCCTCGAAAACGTCAACTTCGGCCGCGTTGTAGCACGACTGGATAAGCTGGGAGGTCAGTGAAGAGAGGCCATTGTCAGACGTAAAGGCACGACGAAGGGTTTTATCATCGGTGGTGACCGGGTAAAAATGCGCAAAGTCGAGACGGTGATAGAGCGAGTCCACGTCGACTTTCCACTTGCGGAAGTTGTCGGCCCCGAGGTACTCGGCGTTCGGGTCGTACACCTGAGCGAGCGGCATACCCACGGCGACTTCCTGCCACGTGTCGCCATACGTCTGCGACGCGCGGGTGAACACGGAAAGCGGGTTTGACCACTTCCACGAGTGTACCATAGTGCCGCCGATACGGTTAATCAGCGAGGAGTAAAACTCGTTCTTCAACTGGGTGCTGGACATGAGCGTAGAAACGGTGATATCCATATTGGTCTGGGTTGCGGCGGGGATACGACGTTGGTATTCCGGACTGGCCTCGTTGCGAATCATGTTCAACAGCTGGACATTGTTAAAATCGGTGAGCGGGCGTAACGTCTGCTTATTGGTCACGTTTGGAGTCGCCATTAGTCTTCATCCTTTTCGTAGAGGTCGTCAAAAGTAAGATAGGTGCCGTTAGCGTCATCGTCGGTGAGCGCGTCGGCCTCGTCGGGTAGGTCATTGGACTCGTCGCCACCGCCCAATACCGTCTTGGCGTTTGCGGCCTGAATCTCCGCAAGGGTCTGAGAGATTTCCGTGATGGCCGACTCCAGCGCCGTGATACGCGCGTTCATGTCGCTATCGGTGTCGGCTTCGGCCGGGTCAGCGCTCTTGTCGGTATCGTTGTCCTGTGTTTCTGGGTTCTGCTCGGGCGGGTTGTCTTCTCCGTCGCCGTTGTCGCCGGTATCGGACGGTGTGGTATCGTCCGGGGTAACGTCGGTTTCATCGTTGTCCATGAGATTCCTTCCGTTTAAGGGTATGGCCCCAATAATGGGGCCATACAAATGATGTAGGTCATGCCGGGACTCTCTTTGCACCTAGGGTATGGCATACCATTTACATCCCCATGCCGCGCCTTACCGCGTGCCACGCATGAGGGCTAGCGTGTCAATTCAAGGGGCATGCCCCGCACATTCCTATTATAGCACAAACTCCTGACCGTAGTCGTTCATAAGACTGCTACCCGCGTAGAAACTGTCGTACGGTATCGGGTCACGCCGTTTGACCCCAGACAATCTCATGACGGTATCGCCCTCGATGGTCTCCCCGCAATACTTGCGCGGCCCCAATATTCGCAGCCGCCTGTATCGGCAGTCGTTTTTCCATAAGCCCAGCTTACTTTGGTCGGCTTCGATGCCATGAGGCACGTCCAATCCAGTCACTATCATACTGTCGGTGTCGGCGTATATGACTCTGTCTTGGTTCTGGTTTATCGCACGTGTTAAAATCTGCCGTCCATAGGCGTTAACATACGCAGCCACCGGCATATACGCGAGTGACGCCAAAGCGTTGGCCGGTTTCACGTCAAACCGCAGCTCTTGCGTTGATTCATCTAAGACGGGTTCCATCATGGGCCTGTTGACGCTTGCGCCGAACTTTCCCACCAACGAGTTAAGCATGAGCTTGGCGATACGTTTCCGAGTGCCTGTCTCGGATTGTTTCACGTGAAACCATTCATCAACGTACGCCTGAAAGTGCCCTTGGCTTCTGCGGAACTTCCAGCCACCTTGAACCTCATATATATCAACGTCATAGTTTTCGCGTAACGTCTGCTGGTCTACCTCGGTGAGCGGCATGGTGACCACGCCGAACGTGCTCGGCAGTCGAACATGCTCGAACCCCCATAACGGCAACAGGTTTGTCAGCGTCGGGCATTTGTTTTTTTTCAACGTGGCGGCAAATGATATGACATCAATATGAAGAGGCATGGTTTTGTCCGCCACGTACTTACCGTCATACCATTCCGGAACCCCATACGGCAATGGCATGTTGCGCATGATGAACGGATATAATGAGTTCACGTCCCAGCTAGAGCACTCGGCATATTCGCCCGCTTCGGCCTGTAAGTACGCACCAAAGTAGCTAGCTCTCATACGCCCGTAGTCCGTCGCGTCCAATGGCGGGAATTTTTCCCGGAACCTACGATAATCGCCGCCGATGTAATCGTTCATTGCCACCGCGCCTATGGTCGTGCCTTGCAGTTTGTGGGCCAGTAGCGACTGGGCTATGTTCCACGTGGTTTCAAGGTCACTGTCCCCCCCAAAATCGGCCGCGCTTTCAGTGACCTCATTATCGCGCGTGATATTGCGCACGTCTGCAAAGTCAACAATGGTTTTGTCCCAGCGTACAGCGAGATTGTAAAAGTGACCGCGCGTGTCAAACGTGCCACGTATCCCGTTGGACTGCGGCGACGTGGCGTGAGGTAATATTCGGAACAAGTCAGTTGCGAGTCGTTCAATGTCAGACCAACCATGAGCGCAATAAACGCGCGTGTTACTGTCGCGCTGAGTTAGTTGCATTACCGTGTTCGCTGAGAGACCTACCGCCCCCAGTTCATTGTCCAGTAGCGTCGTACCGTCGGTAGCCGCCGCCAAACGTACCGCCATGACACCTCATTTCGTTCGTTCCGCCTGAGTTAGATAGTCTGCTATCTGATTTTTTACGTCGGGCATGGTACCCGCGTTTGTCGCCCATTTTTTTTGATTTTCGTCATAATGAGTACTTTCATCCAACAAGCTCATAAAAGGCGTGTTTTCGAGTAACCAAATTTTAGCCCTATTGCTGAGTCTACTATATCTTGCGGCGATTGTCACGCCCATTGACTCGAGCTTCTGTTCATATACACCACTGCGATAATCGAGAGTCAGCGGCCGGAAGTTTTCAGAGCGTAGGTTACTGGGCAAAAAATCGCGCAAATCAATCGGCTTCATCCCGGCGACGCCCGCATATGCTTTAACATACGCTTCAAGTTCATCACGTCGGCCGTGCCTGATTTTTTCGCGCACCCACGTTTTGTTAGCCAAAACGTTCTTACGACTTCTGATTAGATTGTCTTCGGGTGTTTCGTGTATGACTCGACCGCCCAGCACTTCAAACGGTGATTCTCCCCGCGACTCGAGGTCACGCAGTTCACCCACAGTGTACTGTTGCAAGTTAAAAGCGTTATACTGTTGCGCACGCTTGATTTTCTCCCGCGCGCGAACACGTCTACGCTGTTGTTGACGTAGAGTTTTACGTCGTTTCGACGGCGCGTTATCAATCTGCTCGTCTGTGATTAATGGGCGATTAGCCAACTCTCTGTCAAGCTTGGTGATAGTAACATCCGGCGTGGCTTGAAAAACACGCGCGTCCCTTGCGCGTAACGCTGCTTGTTGCTCTTCAACCCTTTGAGCCACTCTTCCGGCAACCTGTTCCAACTGCCGGACTGTCAACCTACCCAGATTCCTGTCGTTGATATCGGGTATGAGCCCCGTGGAATAATCACGCAAGCGTTCGTTCAATTGCGCTTGCCGAGAGCGTGCGCGTATGGTTTCGCGTCGCTGTTGACGTTTGTTATTCCTACCACGTTTAGCCACACGCCCCCGCTTTCCGAGATTAAATAGCCCCCTATGCCATGACTCATAGGGGGCTAGTGCTTGGCGGCAGTGTGAGCCTTTTAGCCCACTCCACCTAGTATATCACTTGGACTTCTTAGAGTCCAATACCGGCTCAATGTCGAAGAATTTGTAGCCGGAACGCGCCTTCTTTTCGACCACCCTCATAACAAACGGTTCATCCCACTTATCCGGCGTGCCGAAAATCGAGAACATAGTGCCGAACGAACGCGCAAGAGACGGGGACGTAGCGGTAAAGTCGCCCTCTTCGGCGTGGATAATCACGCGGGTAGACGGATTCAACTCACCGGTCTTCTCGTCCGCAACCTCAATGGACTGCGCAGCCACGTTAGTGACGTGCAAAACCTCGTTCAAATGTTCATCGACCTTATCGCTGGACTGTAGGGCCGCGTAGAGAGCGAGCTTTCCCTCCATCGTTTCGGTGTTAAAAAAGTGGGAGAGCGCGTTAGCGCCGTTAGCGCTGAAGTTGTTGCCCTGAGCTACGGTGATATCGGTATTGGTGTTGTCAGCCATAATAATTATGCCGCCTTTGTCTTATCGTTGGTTGGTTATTGTTATTACTCTTCGGAAAGAATATCATCCTCAACCACGGTATCAATATCGTTGACACCCCTGTAGTCGATAATGGTATCTTCTCCAAACTTGCAAATCTTATAATACTCTTCATCATCAAGGGTAGTCAACTGCGCGTGATACTCGGCACGAACCGGCAACATGTTCTTGTTCAGTCGCCTCGCCTTCTTCATGGCCTTTTCTTCGGAACGACACGCGCCGTCAACAATGACCTCGATATTTTCAAGTTCACCGTTTTCGCCACGCTGGACACCCTTAACCACAGAGTAGTTTCGAGTTCGCTTAATCATATTAGATACCGCCTTACTGTTCGTTGGATATAATGCTTTGCTTCGTAGTCCAAAGGGCTACGTCTTTATCATTATAAACTTCATCTGTTAAATTGTCAAACGATTTACAACATTTTTCAATAATAAAATCATAGAAAAAATCACTCCCCCAAAACTTTTTCATACTGAAATCGTATCCGCCTTTAACCCACGCCACAGCACACCACGCTATCAAGCTGGGGACAATAATAAGCCCATCCAGAGTGACTATACCGTCCGACCGGTTCTCGGCGTCCTTGAACCCGTCGCCGGGTTTAAGTGTCGCGCAAATCTCAGCGGCATGTAGAACACTCTCACGATATGAAATCTGAGGGCCGTTGCTTGAATAGAATCGACCCATAAGGGCAGTGGCCCGGCAAAACGTCTCCCAGTCCCCGTGTTCCGAATCACGGTACAAGCCAGCGACACACCGTTTCACGCCCCTCAGTACACGACTTACGCGCTTATCTCCTAGAATATCATCGTTAAAAGAGTTTCGCGATACCGGCACGCTATGAGACTCACTAAAATTGCGCGGCCATATGTTCAACATCATACCCCCTTTTATAAGCGGCCTTATATGTTTCTACAAAATCTTCGGAATTGACTTGTCGTAATCATCATATCTATTATCACGCGTGCAGTCAAGCGCGCCGCGTAGCGCACCCAAGCGCTTGAAATAATCTTCAGCAAACTCATCAAAAATACATCACACCACCTCGCCACGTTCCTCAAGCGTCAAGCCCAGAATAAACTCCATCCTCTCCCTCGCTTCATCAACACGGTAAGGGCCTTCAACTACCGGAACCACCTCAGCGATATCATCATACCGAGCGTAAAACCTCAAACAAAACTCATTAAAACCACCGCTAACATTAGCGTACTCTTCAACGTCTTCATCACACGTCGCACCCTTGCGCAATGAGTGAAAAACCACGCCCAAGTCGCCAGTAATACGTTCCGCCTTCAACTTCAACACAACTCAGCCAACTCCTCACAATAACACTCACTATTATAC